TCGTTGTGTTTGTTGATATTGACGGTGTGCTAAGTATCACGAATGCTGGCAATCAACACTCAGAAATTGATCAGAAAGATGCATGGCCTATTCCTCAAGCAGCATACTTTATTCGACAGTTAGCGACTGATCCTCGATATTATCCTGTGTGGATGACGCATTGGGGTCAGAAAGCGCAACAATGGAATGAATTGGCTGAGACAGCACCTTGGCCGGTAGCATTTCCTCTTTCAAAAGCGGCCGAAGCAGAAGCTGAGCAGCTTTTTCCGTTGTTAGCGAGAAAACAACTGGCAATTGCGTATTATATGCAACAACATTCTATTCAGCGAGCCGTGTGGATTCAAGATGGATTTGCACCAGAAACAAAGACGTGGGCCGCTTCTCAGCATGTGGCACTTATTGATACGAATAGTGAACCGTATCATTCCTGGCTCCTCAGCCACGATGAACACGAGATTCACCGCTTCATTTCTACTGTTTTCGAGGATTTCTATGAACGGGTATGATCTACAAGTTGTTGATGCTATTCAACGGTACCATCATAAGCATGGAGCGTACCCAGAACACGTCGAAGCAACACCAGAATTTTTACAACAATTATCACAAACAACATTTTCATTTCAAGAAGTAGACACTGATACAGAGGTACAAGTGCACAGAATTCACATTCCTCAGTATCGAGTGATCACAATTCCAGTCATTCCGATTGAAGGGTGAGAAGATGTTTCACAATGATACTGATGATATTTATTGCCACAAGTGTGGGCGACTCTATTTTCGATTCGCTCCTCCAAATAGTCTTTTCTGCATTTGCCACGTAACGATTGTGTTTTCATTTGAGGGGCAGCCAATTCAGAAAGAAAAGAAAATTTCTGTTCCAAAGGCATTTTATGATGCATTCGAGCAAGAAAAGGATTTTTAACAATGCAACATCGCCGTGAACGAATCATAGATCCACAAGCAGAGAATAAAATTGCGCTTCGATGTAAAACAACTGGGAGGCTTAATGCTCGTGCTGATCACGCTGGCATCTATATGTTTTGTCGACAATGTAATACACAACATCTCTTATCGTGGGCTGATTTAGAGGAACTCAAACAAGGCATTCAGATGAAAACATGTCATCATGTGGTGTATATTTAAAATGCACCTGGCTAATGTGCTATATACTACTACATCTATAGTACATATATGCACATGGCGGGCATTATAGGTGCACTGAGCACTATATAAAATTACCTATTATAATAAAAAAAGAAGAAGAACGCCCGCGAAAGATTCTTCTTCTTTTTTTACGTTGTACTGGCAAGACCCTGTTCTATTATACCCTAAACAATGCAGTGTGTACAAAAAAAAAGGCTGTCGCGAAATCAAGGGAAAGCGACAGCCTTTTTTGAAAATGAATTGAATAGGAGATTTTCTAAATTATTATAAGCAATGAGATGCAGTTTGTACAATAAATGCCTTGAGAATGCTCTGACATTCCTTCTCAAGGCATTATAAAAAACTAGTCGCTATGCCGAACTGTGTGTATTATATCACAGCATCAAAATGGTGTAAAATTGCTTGGAAGCAAATCATCGTCATCTGGCGTCTCGAGTTGACTGTCTCGGATGCGTTCTTGTGTATTGAGATAATGCATGGCTTGATTATCATCAAAGACAGATGGGGGCAGCGCTGAGAGGACATATTCTCGAACAGTTTCCATTTGAGGCGTAATTTGCGCAATTCGCCGATCGATTGCAATTTTTCTTCGTTCAGCCATCTTAAAGTATTTATCGCCGCCAGATTTTGGATCGACGTGAAACATGGAAAAATCAGCGCTGGTGATAGGGGCCGCTTTCATATAATCTCGGAAGAATCGAAGGACGTAGCCGATTTTGCCCCAACTCCCGAGTTCTAAGATGCGAACGCCATTGAGCGGTTTGTTTGTTCGTGTCCCATATTCATCAAATTCTTCTTGATAGACTTCTTCATTGTTCTCGTCGACAACTTTATACACGTAGATCGGTAAGTAAATCCGATAATTTGCTGTAAGGCGTTTATTTTTCTCTGATTCAGCTTTAAAACAGTAGAGACAGTCTTGTCCAATTTCTGTGGCGCAAATAGAAGCGACCTGCAATGATTCATTATAGACGTCATGTTTTTGCATTGCAAGGCATTTATTCAACTCATACAATGGCCGAAACAATGCAGTGTGTCCTGCTTTTAAATACAAAAACATTTGCTTGTTTGCGCCAGGTGATTTGACTGTTCGCTGTTTCGCTAATTCTTGATCAATAATATCAAGGGGATTTCTCTGTTGCATCTGTTTCTACTCATTTCTTTATTATATCTCTACACAAGATTGTATAAAAAACTGGTTCAATTATACGCCGTATGCTTGTAAAAGTACATCTTTTGGGACGAATTCACTCAAAGCTATGTAATATTCTGCTTGGTTGTATTATAATAAGAAAAAAGAGGGAAGAAGATGCCATTAAAGTCTGGTTCCTCAAAGAAAATAGTCGGCGAAAATATCAAGACTGAAATGCAGGCAGGAAAACCTCAAAAACAAGCAATTGCCATTGCGTTCAGCAAAGCCGGCAAAACAAAAAAGAAATAGCAATACGCTCAGAGCCATAGCGATATAATGCACAGGCCATTCTTGAAAAAGGATGGCTTTTTTTCATGCCAGAAGAAACAGCACTTGTTGATCAATCTATCGGGCTTGATCAGCAGCAGGAAACAGAGGATCGCCGATTTTTCCCAAAATCTGAAAAAGATAAAATGGATGATTCAGAATTCGGGGACCCTGAGAATAAGGCGTTTCCTATTAAATCGCCACAAGATGTGATTAATGCAGCCATGAATATTGGCCGCACAAAAGGCGACAAAGACAAGATCAAGGCTCGAATCAAATCAATCGCAAAACGCAAAGGCTATCCACTGCCAAAGGCGTGGCAAGATGAGTCAGAAACTGAAACTGAAACCGAGAAATCAGCTAAAGAAAAAGCAGCAGAGCGCTTTGAAGAAGGATCATTGCAACAAGCACTTGAAGCGCTCTATCGCCGGTACTATTCTCAAGATGAACGTGATAGCATGGATGAAGCTGATTTCGCTGGCCCGCATAAATCATTCCCTATCAAAACACAGCAAGATGTGCATAATGCTGCCTCTTTGATTGGGCACGCAGACAATCCAAACGCTGTCAAATCTCGCATTAAATCCATCGCTAAGAAAAAGGGTTTTAGTTTGCCGAAATCATGGGAAGACGAGGAAAGTGGAGATGAGAAGGAGCGAGCCATGAAACAAGACGACGATATGGATGATACGGCAGCAAAACAAGGGCCAGATGATGACGGCGATGAAGATGATATGCCTCCGGCGGCTGCGAAGAAAAAGAAAAAACAAGCGCCACCAGAAGATGACTCAGACGCTGATGAAGAACAGCCGCAACAACCTGTGAAGAGAGCGGCGCACCCATTTGATGGAACGCATGGACATAAACATGATCACCCTGAAGATGATTATAGCCATAGTCATGATCATGCGCATTCGAATGATTCGAGTCACAAACATACACATACAAAGGCCGAGCGTGCTGTTTATGCGCATACTGAAGAACCGATAGAAAAGAGAGAGCAGCAGCGTGCAGCTGTGACTGGAATGCAAACAGAAGCTGCCATGTATATGCCATTCATTCGCGTTGATGCTGCCAAAAGAGAAGTTATCGGCCAGGCAACATCAGAAGTCCCTGATTCATATGGTACAATTTTCGCGTATTATCCAAAAGCCTGGGAGCTCTGGCGAGGCAATATTCGAGAACAGCATGATCCGAAAAAAGCTGTTGGGAAACGCATTCAACATTTTCTGAATGAAGAGACAAGAAGCGTTGATCTGCATGTTCGAGTGAGTAGAGGCGCGCAAGATACATGGATGAAGATTGAAGATGATGTGCTCACCGGCTTCTCTCTTTCAGTGATCCCAGATGCAGAATTCGGAAACAATGTTGCGAAATGGCCTCGCAAAGAATATCAAGGGCGCCAGTATCCATATTTGCCTCGGTACACGATTGCAGAAGTATCACTTGTGGATAATCCAAGCTGCCCCAATTGTAATATTCAAATTGTTCGAGCAGACGGGTTCCCCACTGATGTGCTCGATACATCTGATGAAGAGTATCAAATGGAGCGTATTGGCGCTCGCATGTCAAGTGATACGATGACGAAAATGCACAAAGGCATTGTACATACGCTGCATTCAGCCATGACACAAATGGAAAATTGTAGCTGCCCCCAATGCCAAAAAGCAATGAAAACAATTGATCCGGACGGTGACGGAGATATTGATCTCGGCAATCTTGATAACCCTGATAAAAAGCAGGATCAAGACATGGAACGAGTCGTCACCAGTCTCATTGAGCGATCTCTGCAGCCGGTGTATACTCGATTGCAGAAAATTGCTGGGACACTCGCAAAAACAACACCTGAGCAAATTGATGTTGATACAGTGATTAGTCGAGCCGTGATGCGAGCATTCGATACATTTGACGCAAAGCTAGCACTCAATCAATCAAGCTTTGATGAATTACGCGCTGAATTGTCATCGGTAAAGGGTCAAGTTGATAAGATTGCAGATCAGCCTATGCCTGGCGGGCCAGTGATGAATGTCAATTCATTGCCAACACCGACACAGCAATTTGCTGCTATTGATAAAAAACTCCCAACTGATCCGCCACTTGCGTATCAGAATCGACAAAGTTATGGCTCTGTGTATGATGCAATTGCCAGTATGTCGCGCCAAGGGAGACTCGATACAACAGACAAACAAGTTGATGCAATGACCGAAGGGCTCATTGCGCAGCGCAGGAGATAAATCGTGACTTCGTTGAATAACATTGTCAATGAGCAGCTTCCGGCTGGCGCCCAGAAATCTGGAGACGCAAAAACAGCGGCTGGCGTCATTGATGAAAGTCTCTACTCAGAGACAGACGTGCTTGCGAATCAGGCACGAGCGATGGCGAGAGCCCGCAACGGCATCCCTTATGAAAATGGCGACGAATTTTCTGATCGCTTTGCGAAAGCTGTTCGAGAGCATAATCTGCCAAAACAGTACGTGCATCAGCGCCTCAGTGAAGACACAATTCAGCAAATTGTTCAAGGGTCGCAGAATCGTGATCAACAATGGATAGGCAACAACGCTGACTGGACTGGCTACTATTTAGAGCCACTAGCGAAATTTGTTGTGCCTTTTGACACTCCATTTCGAAATATGATGCCCCGTACGCCGAGTGTCGGTATCGATATCGAGAACTGGCGCGCGATTACAGACGTGTTTGGCGGCGTCGGTCCTTCTGTCGGATCATTCATTCTGCCACAGCAGCAAGCACCTCAAAAAGCATCATACCAATGGGTGAACAAATCAAATATTCTGCGCCAACTTGCCTTCTCTGATATCGTGACAATCGAATCAGAGTTATATGGCCGAATGTTTGAACCAGATGTTCGAGCGAAGGTTGCTTCAAAACTCGCTCCAAGCCTGATGCTTGGCCAAGAAGTGTGGTACTTGAATGCAGCACAGCAACTGTGGCCACCTCCTCCTCCAAATACACCAACAACCACGACAAGTGGTGGGTCACTTGCCGCATCAACAACCTACTGGGTGATTGTGACAGCGGTGACTGGATCTTATTCTGGTAATACATTTACGCAAACTGGTGAATCAACGGCATGGGGCGGCGCAACACCAACAGCCATTTCTGTCACAACAGGGTCTGGATCAACGAATACATTTAGCTTCAATATCATGCGCGTGCCGAATGCTATTCGCTATAATGTGTATGTTGGCTCTGGATCAACACAGCCATCGAATTCGAATATGAACCTGGCTGACTGGAATGCAAACTTCCTGCCCGCAAATGTGCATGCGCTTGATGATCCTGGCGGCCTTGCTTCCGGATACTTCAATGTGACACTCGTGAGTACGCCTAGCCCAAGTGGTTCAACGACACAGGGCACTGTTGGTATGCACTATTCAAACACACTGAGTAGCGGCGCGCCTGCAAACGCTCCTGTTACATTCCCATCTGGAACATACTCAGGTACCGGCGTTGCATCAAGCACACCCTTGACATTTGACGGGATTCAGAGCCTCATCTATAATAACACCGGGACGCAGAGTA